GTAACGTCTGTGCCATTTGTAGTTGACCAATAAATCTCTAAATAATCCCCAGTAGCCATAGAAACATAGTAGTTCCAGCCTTTAATATCGTGAAATGGGTCTCCAGGATTTTTTCTCGCTGGTATACCAACTTTGCCTGTAGAACCCGTAATATCGGCTAAAGTAGCAGTGGCGGCAGTATATTGTTTTAACCAAAAAAATATATCGTGTGGAGCGTTACCTGTGTTTTGTACCTGAGCACTAAATTGCAAATTATAAAGACCGGAGTAATTAGGGGTAATTCTAGAATTACTTACTATAGAAAATCCGTTGGCAAAGTCAGTAGTATTAAAAGTTAACGCCGTAGCAGTATTAGTCGCAGCAGACTGAGTTACTCCACTAGAAAACGCCCCGTATGGAAACTGTAGAAACCCTCCACCAACACTACTTCCGATACCCAACCCAAAGTTATCAATCTGGTTAAAGTACAGACGTAGGGCATTTAAAAGCTGGTCTTGGTAAAGCTGGCGGTACTCTACTGGCGCAATGGGTAGGTTAGGCGCCTTTGGCGGTCTAAGATCTAGGGTTTTAATTTGCGGATTAACAGCCATTAGCGTCTTCCGTCATTCCTAATATCAATTCGTGGACTACCTAACTGCCATGACACACCCAGAGAATCCGACTCAATCCTAAAGGCAAGTTGGCGTCCTCTTAGGCGGGTGTAAACCTGACCAGTAAACTCTTGGATGTTATAGACCGGGGCAGTAGTAAAGTTGTCTGCGCTTGTAACCTGTGGGTTATCTGCCGTACCATAAGGCGCTCCAGAGTTTTGACGAGGTTTAACCCTCATTGTGACGTATGGGTTGTTAACGTTAGAGCCGTTAAAGTTTACGTCAGGCAAAATGCGCCAGACAAAGCCAAAGTTGTGCCCATCCCCAATATCAAAGTCAGAAGACTGTATATAAGCATTAATTGGTACAGGGGTTGTGCCCGATACGTCATCTACCGCAGATTCGTGAAATAGCATCCTACTGTTGTAGTCAGCAGCCATTGGGTATTGGCGAATACCAGAGTCTAACCAAGCCGTACGAGCCATTGTGCCATATGCCCAAGTACGCTCTAAGTAGTTGTAAATCACATATTTATTTATGGCATTACTTCCGTTTGAGCAGTAGAACCACCAAATCTCGTTATACCCTTCATTACCACCACAGAACACTTGGAAGGCTTGGTCTCTATTAATATCGTCAAAAATGTATTGCCAGAGCGAGCAAGGTAGGGTTTCAACACGACCAGAGTACATGTAGAACTTATCAACACCCATCCAATACGTTACGTTATTTATCGTAATCATAGCGTTTGGCGACATAATTGAGATGTTGTCCATGAGGATCTGGAAGCCCCAAACATAAGGAGGTCCTAGGTACTGCATAGAGTAAATAGCAGAATCTGTCCACACCAAGATCTCTTGGCGAGTTGCACGAGCGCCCATAATAAATGAGCCGTTAGACAACCTAAATTCGCCCGACTGATTTGTAACTGCTGGTACCCACTCATAGGGATTTTCTTGGTCAGACCAACGCACCAACATTGGGTCAAAGGTTGTAGAGGCTGTTGTTGGATCGTATGGGTTAGCGCCCATGCAAATAATAAAACGTTGAATTGCTGAGGCTAAAACTTGAAAGGTAGCGGTTGGAACCCTTGTACCATCATACCCAGCAGCGGTAGATTGAACAGAAAGATATTGTGCTCTAGTCCCAAACCCCCCAGCAGTTGAATTTGGGTAAACGCTTCCAGCTGGAATCCAGTAAAAAATAGACCCTCCACGAGGGGCAATAAACAGCTCCTGTCCATAGTTATCGTTAGTCCAAAGACGCAACTGCTGACCAATACCAACGGTAGCCGCAGTACCCCAACCACGAGTTCCTGTCTGAGTATAGGCAATAACGTTACCACCACCCCCAGCTACGTTAGACGTTGCGTTAGCCTGAACAGTGATGGTATATGCGTTGGCATTAGCGACTGTAGGGTAAAACAAAGTATTTAATAAGGGGGCAGAAATACCCCCCGTTGCCGTAGCATTAGCAAAAATAACTGCATTCCCGTTAGATAAACCGTGTGCTGTTTGGGTTACAGTAACTACATTACTGCCGTTAGTCGTAGCAAAAGGATTAGTTAAGTTAGTTGTTATCCCCGTAACAGGCCAAGGACCTGCACCCCACCCAGTACCTAAAGTATATGTATTTAAACCAGTAGGTTGTTGATAAGCAGCTACAACTGTATTCCCACCCCCATTAGCCGTGGCGTTAGCTGTTACAGATACCGTAATTCTATAAGCTGATGTATTAACTATAGACGTTACTGCGTATTCTTGATTAAGGATTGTATTTGTTACGTTTGTTCCCGTTACTGTATTGGCACCCGAAAAGGTTACATAGTCGCCAGCATTTGGGCTGTATTGCCCATCTAGTACTGTAACTAAGTTAGACCCGCTAGTTACCACAAAGCAGTTATTTAACGATGGGCTAGATGTATAAACAACGGGGGTAATGTCGTTGTACGTACCGCCTTGCTCAACATAATATTTGATATTTGTACCAACACCCAAGTAATTGGCACCTGCTAACGTAACCCAATTCCATAACGCCCGTGCTAACCCCAAAAACTGAGCATTAGCCATGCGGCTCCAACCACCAATCTTCTCAGGAAAACCAGAACGAAAGCGCACTTTGTCGGCATCATACCAACCACCCTCGTTGGAGTAATCTGTACCTTCTCGGTTAAGACCTGGGCGAAACTGTAGTTTTTGTAGTGGCATACGGGTTTACCCTAAGATAAGAATAATGCTCGTTCGTCGTTTCTACGAGTTACCAAGCCTTTCAGTACTTTACCGCCTGCGAGCGTATATTTCAAGAACTCTTCTGCCGCTTCTTCCATATCGCCCCGAATAACCTTCTGACGGAGCGTGCTTCTTTGGAGCGTACCCAGTCCCAGATTAAAAGAGAAGCTAACAAGAGCATCAAATTGTCCCTGAGTAAGTTTGACAGGACAGAAACGCTCAACACCTCGCTCAAAACGATTAAGATCGTCTCTAAGAATGTCATCTACTTCCTCCATCGAAAAGGTACGGTCATCCTTGTACTCTAGTGGGTAAGCGTCTCGTTCTTCCATTTTTAATTGAGCCTGACGGGGATAGAGTACATGACCCACACCAATCGTCCACAACTTAGCTGGGCAGCGGTACGGCTTCTGTCGGACACCCTCGTGGTGCTTAATCATCTTGATGGCTTTATCGCTTACTTTCATTTACGGAAGGCTTGAGTCCCAAACCAAAACGCAATGATGGAAGCCAGAATCTGCATCTCTTGGTCATCAAAAATCATCGTAACCGACTCGGCAAAAGCGGCTCCAGTAGACCATGCCCACCAGATAGACGAGATGTCCACCACGATTAACAGGAAGACAAACAGATAAGTCACCATCGGACGAACCGAGGCACGAAGGTTAATAACCCATTGGCTAGCGCCTTTGCCAATCTCAATGTCATGGGCGTACATAGCCGTGCGTTCTTGGGCCTGAGTCTCCATCGCTACTTGCTCTGTTTTAATTTCCTCAACACGGGCTTGAGCTGCATAGCCAGCTTCTAGGAGTTTAAGTTCTCGCTCCATCTGCATGGCAGCCAAGGCTAATTCGTGCTTCTTATCACCCTTGTCTTGGAAGAAATCTAGGAGTTTAGGCAGACCCCCCATAAGGAAGGACAGCGCTGTGGATATTAGGGTAAGCATTATTTTTTAGCCCTTTCTTCAAGGAGTTTGACCCGCACATGCAGGTCTTGAATTTCTCGGTGTAGCTCGGCTTTGAGAACATGACGCTTTTCTGCGGATATTGGGCTATCGGTGGGTACGCCCTCGTTGGTAATTAGGGCTGGCATTTTGCCTTCAATTTTGGTAAGACGCTCTTGAAATGAAGAAACCTGACCAAGTAGCCACGCAATACAAGCTACCAAGATTGGTATCACCGCCTTCATAATGTCTTGCATATTCATTTTTTAGATCCCCATACCATGTAATAAGCAATCCAAGCAGCTGCCATAAAGCACCAGAACTGCACCCATTTAACTTTTGCCAACTCGGCATCAAAGTACTTCTTGTCTTCTTTCTCTAACCGCTCAATCTCGGTCTTGATGTCTATCAGCTTCTGCCACTCTTTAGTGCCATACTGCTTGATAAAATCCACCCTTAATTTGTACTCTTCATCCGTAATCTTCTTGCGGTGCTTGTACTCCTCAAGGGCTTTAAATATCGCCCGCTCTTTCCTTAACTCTGCTTCTCTGCGCTCACGGATCTTGGCATTTGCCCGCTCTTTTGCTAAATCTACTGCTTCTTTTTGAACATCCTCGATGTTCTTACCAATCTCCCGCCCAGCCTCACGCCCAGTCTTTATCCCCTCGCTAATGCCCTTGGCACCAGCCGATAACCCCAGTTCGTCTGACATATCTCACTGTTCTTTGCCTCAGAGTGTTGAACCACCAAATGACATATTGGCAACTACGATGGCTACGTGCTGTTCTGGATCCTCAAGCGGGTCTCCGCAGTCATTACACTTTTTAGCAGCAAGTTCGGCTTCATCTATGTCACGACCGCAGTTTGGGCAATAGATTTCAATGGTATGGCGTGGCTTAAAGTCAGAACCCACTAATTCATCTTGTATTGTTTTAATCATGTTGTTTCCTTAGTTTTTCTGGGCAATAATTAAATCAACGTATTTAACAGCAAGATTAACTGTTCCTGAACCTGAACTAAAAGAAAATGGGTGGTTGTGTGAACCGCCACCACCTGCGTTGTTAGTAGAAGAAGTGCCCTCAGTATAGTCTTCTCTAAAACCCTGGTTACGTGGGTTTACACCGGGCCCACCCCCGGCCAGTACAGGGTGGGAATGACTTGGGATTTGAGGTGTGCTTAATGTTGTTGCACCAGCTGAACCAGAAATAGAAGAAACTGTAACAGCTGTAGATGAACTAAATGCCGTTGTAAAATCTTCCGTTCCGCCAGAACTTACGCTACCACTAACTAATCTAAACCCAGCATTATTTGTGCCTGTATCCTTAGTCCATCCAGTAGGCGCATTTGTTTGATTAAAAGTCATACGGGTGCCAGATGAAAATTCACTAGCTGGCGCAGAAGATACCCAAGTTGTGCCGTTAGACGTTAAAACATTACCAGTTGTGCTAGGAGCTACAAATGCAGGACTTGAAGTGCCGTTACCAAGGATGACGTTATTGGCCGTTAGCGTACTTAAACCTGTACCACCACCAGAAACGGCTAAAACAGAACCATTTGTAAACGGAGCGGACGCTGCAACAAAATTAGTGCCATCACAATAAACAGCTTGAGTAGCCCCGTTGGGTATAGAGACTCCCGTACCAGTAGCCCCTATTACTCGGATTGCGTAACCGCCAGTGGTATTGTTTGCAACAATATAAAGTTTTTCTACGACTGGGGGGATTAAGTCTCTAACTGCGTTGTTTGTGCCAGTAACCACTAAAACTGCATTTCTAGCCTCGTCTGATATTCCGTTAAAGCTAGTTAGCGTGTAGTTAGCATCAGACATCACAATAGGCTGCACACCCGTAATAGCCTGTTCAAGCAAAGTACCTAGGTTGGTATTAGTTGTTTGTCCCCAAAGACCCGCTTGGTCGCCATCCCCCATCAGGGTTAGTTTTAAACTTGGTGAATATGTACTTGCCATAATTTATCCTTAAGCTGCTATTACTTCTGTCCAATTAGGGGTTTGATCTACATCAACCAGGCCCCAGACATTTACCCTATTTAGTCTAACAACGGTGCGCACACCAGTCAAATCTACCTCAGCATTTGCAGCTATTGCTACCGTACCAACTTGACCAATGGCATAAACACCCGTTACGTTAGCATTACCACCAGCTTGTGCGTCTACGTTACCAAGTGCAACTATAGAAGAAACACCCGTTAATACAAGCGTAACGCTTTCAACTATTGAAACATTTCCAATTACACCTACCGCATTTACACCTGTTGGTACAACGTTACCGTCCGCTACAATGGCTACATTACCAACCTGACCTACAGCATTTACCCCTGTTACTGCAAGCGTGACACTCTCAACTACAGCAACGGCACCAACTTGACCAACCGCAGTTACGCCAGTTAACTGTACTGAAATACCAATCGTTGCCTCACCTGTATCAGCAAACGGGGCACCAGCGTAGGGCGAGAAGCCAAAGGTCATGATTTATCCTATACAAACCAAGTAACTATAGAATACCGTGTACCGTTTGTTACGGGCATTATCTCATGGGGGTACATAAAGTTTGAAGGAAACATAATGCACGATCCTTTTTTTAAGCTATATACCAATTCACGGTCAAAAAACGCAAACTCTCCACCTTCGTAGTCGTTATTTAAAGCAAATGAACAAGATACAGCTCTAGGGCAATCTTTAAAAGAATCTGTATGTGCTGTATAAAATTGTCCTTCTTTGTAACGTAACAGTTCGTAACCAGAGTCTTGTTCTATATTACAATGTGGAAATTTTTCGTTGTATTTTTTAATTGCTAAACCAGCCGAAGCAAAAACATACTTGTCTAATTTAGCCCGTACTTTAGGATTTTTTTCTATGACGTGAGGATATGAAATTACAACTGTTTCAGCGGTTCTAATTTTGTCATCTACTTTACCATTACCAATAACCGTCTTTTGCCACTCAATTTCATCACTAAACTCTTCTAAAATAGCATCGCAAAGAGCATCTGTTATAACCCCGTCAAACGTAAGAATATAATCGTTAATATTTTTCATAATACTGTTACTGGTAAATCTGTTATGGGAGGAGTTGGTTCTTGCTGTTGACGTTTATCAAAAAATGCCCATGCTTTGGGACCATTAGAACGTACATAATGTAAAAACAATTGAACGTGCTCTATACCTTCAAATTTGTTACGCCAATGATCGGCTTGACAGCCTAAATATAAAACAGCGTCTCCAGGATTTAACTCCAACAAAGTTTCAAAACCGTCTGGTCGTTGAAAGTAAATAGGCCAATCAATGTCTTTTGCAAGATTTAATGTAAAACTAATTTCACAGGCAGGGCGGTCTCGATGTCTTTCCAAAACAGAACCGTTTTTGTATACCCTAGCATACGTATATGTTGGCAAAACTTCTTCACCTAATAATTCGGATACATGCTCAACTTTTTTAACTAATAGGCGGACAAACGGTAAAAAATCGTATACAGCTTGTGAATTAGGCGCTTGTGGATCCCCTTGAATATCAAATCTTTTACAGTGCTCTTTAAATTCAATAGATAAAGAACGTGCTTCATCACCCGAAATAAACTCTGGTATGTATAAATAGTTATTTTGAATTATTTGAAGTTGCATAAAAAAGAATCATGGGGCACAGTAACACTTTCTGGAACCATAGAAGGATCAACAATATCATCAACTTCGTTACCTATACGTAACGCATGAATACAATAGGCAACAGTATTTGGTTCTAACGCCACCAATTCGTGCATTTTATCTTTTTTAATATAAATCATGTGTGGCGCAATAAACTCTGACACATACCCATCTACAGTTACTTGCAGACGCCCAGCAGCCAAAAGAGTTAAATGGTCAAACTGATGTGTGTGACCGTGTTCCATATCGCCAACGTTTTTAAAATGCATTTGCCGAGAAAATAAATTTGCAACAGTACCTATTTTAACTTCTGGGTGCGCCATTTATACTCCTTAAACAGTTGTCCAAATTGCTTGGGGTTCCGTGGGCCAGTTAACATTTCCAGCAACTGGATAAACTGCGTATTGACGCACTGCATTACGGTAAATAACAAAGTCTTGAGTATTGCTTAAATAAGGATTACTTTTTGCTGAATCTGAAACGTCAGGAATAGTTGTCCAATCGGTTTCATATAATTTATTAGAAGCAATTTGTTTGTTTTGTTCAGCGGTAGGAGGCGCTGGTGGCACTGGGGTATTTGCTTCAGACCACTTAGTCATACAGCAATTTGCCCATGATGGTAATTCAGTAATGGGTTGATTCTGTACTAAAGGAGAATTATATTCAATCCAGCCAGCAGTATCTTGCCATTGTAGAGCGTGAACATCAGCAGGTATGTTGCAAGAAGCTAAATCAAGATCGTTATAAAACTTACCGTCTTCACCAACTGATTTGTCAGCAGGGATAATAGTTAATTTCATTGTTCAATACTCCTAATTAATTTGGGTTGGTCTTCATTTTGCACCTGCACAATACCTGCAGTAGCTAATAAAAGTTGTTGAGCTTTTTCGTTTGACTTTACCATTTCATTTCTAAATGATTCAACAGCAGCACCTGTTTGTCTTTGCTGACCTGAATTTTCAATAAGAAGCATTGGCATCCAAGCAATTGCACATTCATAACTGTCTACTTGACTTCCACTATTCATATCGTAGCCTTGTACACGGGTGTACCATGCACAGGTAAGACCAATACAGTCTTTCTTAATAAGTGGGCAAAAAGATCCGTTTTTAAGTGTTCCCATTATTAGTCCTTAGTTGCACGAATAACGTCAATGTATTGAACTGCTAGGTTAATTGCGCTACCAGTAAATGTACCAGAACCACTTGAGAAACTAAATGGATGGGTATGCCCCCCTCCACCACCTGTATTGTTAGTAGTAGAAGTGCCACCATTATAGTCTTCTCTAAAACCAGTTGTCCGTGGGTTTGCACCAGGCCCTTGGCCATTAGGTACAGGATGGTTATGACTTGGGATTTGGGGTGTAGTAAGCGTTGTTGACCCAGCACTACCACTAACCGCTGTAATGCTTACCGAACCTGTTGGAGTTTGGCTTGCAAATGCTGTAGTAAATCCTACAGAACCACCTGTACTAGCTGTACCTGTCGTAACACGCAAAGCTGAGTTATCACCAGTTGTTGTATTTTTAGTCCAGCCAGTTGGTGCAGCAGTCTGTGCAAACAACATAACCGTACCAGTAGCAAAACCACCTCCAGCGGCCTGTGAAATCCAAGTAGATCCGTTAGATGTTAATACGTTATTAGCTGTGCCTGGGGCTACTACTTTAACGGCACTTGCACCATTACCAAGAATAACGTTTTCCGCTGTTAAGTTAGCAGATCCAGTACCACCACGAGTTGCGCTTAAAGTCCCTGATGAAACGTTTGAAGCGTTAATAGCTGATAATCCAGAACCATCTGCGGTAATTACCCCAGCAGAGAACTCACCAGATGATCCACGAAGAACAATAGTAGAAGCGCCATTAGCAGTAGCAGCAGTCGTTCTTGCATTTGCAATAGTCCCCGTGGTTACGTTAGATCCGTTAATAGCACTTAAAGCTACACCGTTACCTGATATAGAGACAGCAGTAATATCACCAGCACCAAAACTACCGCTAGAATCACGGGCTACAATCGTAGACGCCCCGTTAGCGGAAGCCGCTGTAGTACGAGCATTAGCAATCGTACCAGACGAAATGTTAGAGGCGTTGACAGAGGTAAGTGTTGTACCACCACCAATAAAGTTTGCAGCTGTTACGTTGCCAGCAGTAAACGCACCGTTAGCATCACGAACTACTATTGTTGAAGCACTATTTGCATCGGAAGCCGTAGTACGGGCGTTAGCTATGGTTCCGCTTGAAATGTTTGAAGCATTAATAGCTGTTAGGGCTACGGCATTGCCAGTAATGTTGGTGAAGTTGCCAGAGGTTGCATTAACCGTTGTAGCTGTAATTGTGTTAGCAGTAAAAGAGCCATTAGCGTCACGGGATACGATGGTTGAAGCACCATTTGCATCAGAGGCTGTTGTTCTAGCGTTAGCCAAAGTACCTACAGAGATACTAGAAGCATTAATTAATACGTTAGCTGCGTTTGTAATCTGACCTTGTGCGTTAACCGTGAACTGACCAACTGCGCCATCGTTACCATATTGAGCAGCTGTAACTGCTGTATTAGATATGCTAAATGTCAGGTTAGAAAGATTTAAGCCTGTTCCTGCTGCATAAATTTGAGCAGAGCTAAGTTGCGCAAAAGTGATGTTAGTTGAGCCAAAAGTAATCGTACCTGTGGTATTACAGATATAAGTCCGTCCAGCGCCAGTACTACCACTTGTTACAAAAAACGCATCGCCCGCACCCAAAGTATTGGGATTAGCCAAACCAAAAGTATTTGTATCAGTAGAACGGGTCAATACCCATTGTGCAGAAGCATTGCCTGGATTAGTAACTGTATATACACCGTTTTGAACCGCATTTGATTGCTGATATACAAGAACACGAGCTGTATTTGATAAAGTTACACCATCAATAGAAAGAGCTACATTAGCCCCGCTATTAGTAAGAGTTGCGCCTACACCATTACCAGCACCATTTGGCTGGACATAAACAGCCGTTAAAGCACTTGGAGTTTCAACTACAACAGCCTCGTGATATGAAACACCTGTTGAGAAAAGCCCGTCAACATAAGTTTTATTAGTAATATCCGTAGCGTTTGCAGCGTTGGTACTGATTGTTCCGTTTGTTAACGTTACCGTTGTAGCCGTAAGGTTTGTGGTGTTGATATTAGTAAACGCAATAGTATTTGCGCCGTTACCAAACGCTTCTACTCTTCCAGTTGCATCATTAATATATACGGCTTCACCAGCTGGTTGAGTAATAAATACTTCAAGACCACCTGCACCTGCAGTAAATGGGACTAATGACCCTGAATTAGACGAAGAAAAAACCGTATTCCTAGCTAATGTAGCTGGAGACGTAAACGTACCAACACCAACTTCCCACTCGGTATCAGACCCAGCGGTTAAGTTATGGATGGTGTAATAAACGGTAGAACCAGTAGCTATAGCGGCATTAAACGTCTGGTAGCCAGGAAATGCACCACCAAGCGTAATACTGCCTGTGCCAGAGCTAGTACTGGATTCTTTAACCCTATCTTTCAGAATCAAAGCCATAAGGCTCTCCTAATTACGAAGCGGTCAAACGAATAATTGCGTTGCTTGCGTCAGCAGTTGGGAAGTTCACTGCAAATGTACCGTTAGTAGAGGTCTTATCCCCACCAAAAGACAATACGCATACAGCTGCATTTGCCAAGTTAGCGTTATAAATTAAAGCGCCAGCCGCAGTAATGGTTGCATTTGCCCAAGAAGTATTGGAAAACGAAATAAAAGCTACGTTGCCAGAGTTTGTTGGGGTTACGCTAACCGATAAAGTATTACCACCAGCGCTGTAGTTACCTGTTGAAGGCACTTCATTACTTGAGGAATACGCAGTTGTATTCTCGTTAATAGTAGCCGAGCTGGTATATAGCGCTAATTTAAACGTATTTGCTGAAAAGTTTTGCTGACCATTTAAGAGTTGAACCTTAAACGATGTAGCCATTGCTTGAGTAATTGGCATTTGTTGCTCCTAAAAAATTATCTAACAGGCCCAGGTACAGGCAGCCTAAGTTGTCCATCACGGTATGCGCTTCTTCTATCTTTACCATCACCCAAATCTTTGAGCAACGCTAAGGATTCTTGGTACTTCTGTTCATAGTAGTTCACCATATCTTGTTCTCCCTTTTGGAAGATAACGGCTTCTCTTAATGAACCATACAGCAAAACAGTTTCAAAATTATCGCCCAACCATGACGTTCCAGCTGCGTTTTGAATATTACTTACAGGTACCGAGAATCCACTTCCAGTACCCCCTATTGTAGAGGTAGCAGCACTTAAAGAGTTGCCTACAAGATATAAAAATCCTGGGTTTATTAAAGTTACTGCGGTTACTGAACCACCCGATACAGTAATTGTGGCTGTTCCATTTGAACCATCGCCACCTGTCAACGGCACATTCTCGTATACCCCATTGGTATATCCCGAACCGCCAACAATAGTGCCAAAACCAGCAATACCACCTTGAACAATTGTAGTGGGGTAATAGTAATAATGCAGTTCGGTCTGGTAGCTACTGTTTGGAGTCGGCCCAATTAAGTAGGTGTAGGGTAAAAACTGAGCATAGTATTTAGGGGTGCCAGTATCGGTAGGATTTGGATATGCCTCACGGATAAAGTTAACGTCTTTATCAATTAAATACGTGTAGTTACCGCTTCCATCAATCACAGCAAGGGAGAAAGACGCCAAATAGTCGTTGGGTAGGGCTAAGTAAGCATCACCAGAGGTAAAGTTACCAATGACGTTTTTACGGATAGCAGGGATCTGAACAGCGTTATAAACCCGCTCTTCGCACAGTTGTACAAAGTTAGGAATGTTCTGAACAAATAACTGCTCAGTCGACTCCGTATACGCTTGTATAGCCTCAGATAGCTGCTGAAAGTTCATTAGCCCATTTTCCCGCTAGACATTTTGCCCTTAGTAGCAGCGCCAGTACCACGCATCTGAATTTTGCCGTAGCGATTTTCAGGAGGGTAATTGCCTTTGCTAACGCCACCAACAGAAATATTCATTGTGTCTACTACTTTAGCGCCAGGAGTATAAGCACTATCTGCCACAATACTAGTAGCCTTGCCATCCATTGTGTGCGGTGCAGCATAGACCTCAGCAGGTCCTACTTCTTTACCGCCTTTTTTCATAGAAAATTTAGCCATTATCGACCTCTTCCTGATTTCTTTTGGTTCATGATACGAGCCATATTACGACCCATCAGCTTCATGTTTTTATTCATTGAGCTTGAGCTTTTCTTTGGACCCTTCTCAATACCTACTGATGGACCAGAGTCACCTAAGTTTTTACCTTCGGTTTTACCTGTTTTAGTAATACCATCTGCGCCTTTTTTGTACATTTTAAACTCCTTATGTTGTCGTTACCGTAACATTACCAAGTAATACCGCTGGTGCCAAGTCATTTGGGGTTAAACCTGCATCAGGTCCACGAGCCCCACCAACGGGATTCCAACTCCACTGAAACACCCTACTACCTAACTCTGGACTACCAAACCCATCTGGACCAATGCCCGTCTGGTTAATCTGTAGTCCGCTTTGTCCTGACACTAAATAACTCACGTCTGGTCTTGGGTCTCGCACTGCCTGTGGGTCATTTACTGGATACAAGCCTAACGACAATTGAGGCTGATCTGGATCCCAACAAGACGGGCAAACCTTAACTTGGTACGGTTTTGTCTTTAATATCTGTATCTTTAACTCCGCAAGTTTATACCGCTGCGCACATCTGTCGCATTCCGCAATTGCATATTTACCTGAAGCAAACTTATTTGGCATGCCATTTATCTATAGAAGAACGAGTTACGTGGAACTATACGAATTGCGGCTGTTTCTCTATCTTC